TGAAAATGAAAATGAAAATGAAAATGAAAATGAAAATGAAAATGAAAATGAAAATGAAAATGAAAATGAAAATGAAAATGAAAATGAAAATGAAAATGAAAATGAAAATGAAATAAATACATTAGCAAGAAGAGTAGAGAGAGATATATTAGAAATGGATTTTAATAGTATTTCAAATAGTAATATAAATAATACTATAAATAACAATATAATAGATATTAGTTATTCAAATATAGAAAATCCTTTAAATGATAGTTGTCCTATTACTCAAGAGGATTTTAATGAAAATTCTAATGTGTGTCAAATAAATACTTGTAAACACAATTTTAATAAAAATGCTTTAGTAAATTGGTTATTTAGAAATTATACTTGTCCAATTTGTAGACACAATATTTTATCTGAAACTAATTTAAATAGCTATAATATTAATAATGAAAATCTTTTATTAACAAGAAGTCAATTTAGTGATTATATGGCACAAAATATATTAAGAACATTAGTTTCAAATAATAGATTTTCATTTATTATTAGAAATTAAGGTAATATTATTTCTGAATTAATTTTATTTTCATGATAATCCATTAATATTAGCTCAATTGGTGCTATAGGTTTTTCAATATAAAATATAAATGTAGCTAAATTATATATATAACTATTATATAATAATATTTTGCTAGAAATTAGATTTGTTTTTTTTAATAATTTAATTTTTTTTATAAAAATTGCCATATAAAAAACGTATCGTATATCTGAACTTAATAAATTTTTAGTATTAAAAATAAAATAAAAATTTTGATTTTGATTATATAAATCAAGCCATTTTTCAGTAAACAATTTAAATTCTGTATCATTATTTATACTTCCAGATAAATCTATATACACTAATGGAAAATTAGTTAAATCAAAATTAAAAAACATTTATAAATTATATTTGTTTTTTAATATGAAATATCTAACTTTATTGGTAAAATTAAAGGTATAATATAACTATTATTTACAATTTTAAATTTAAGTTTCATAATTTGATAATAAATATTATCTTTCTCTTTTTTTAACTGAGTTAATTTTTTTTTAGTCTCATCATAGTTTGTGTCATTTTCTTTTATAAATTTTTCATATTCTTTTTTTTTTGATAGTATAATTTTTTTTTTATTTTCTAGATCTTTTAAATTATCTAATTCATTTATTATATTTTTATATGATTTATTTTTTTTATCATTATTAATTACTTTTTTTATATCATCAAAGTATTGTTTTTCATATGTTCCATAATTATAAAAAAATTTATTATTTTTATTACTTGTATAGTTTATTCCTCTATTTCCACAATATGGACATTTTGAATCTCCATTTCTAAACCATGTTATAATACAATTAACATGATATTTATGATTACATTCTGGTAAAGTATAACATAATGAATTATCATAATTCTCATGACAAATCATACAAATATCATTATAATTTTGATTAAAAAAATTAATCATAATTAAAATATAATAATATAGTTTAATTAATTTATATACGCATAAAATATAAATTAATATAATATATTATTTTTTTAATAATGAGTTAAAAATGCTCCAATAAGGCAGTACTATTGGTGTTGTTTTTAAAATATTTTCAACTTTTTTTGGAACATATTTTTTATCAACAACAATTTCAAATAAATATTTATTGAACCAACTTTCAGACATATAATAATATCCTTCATTTCCTTTATCTTTTCCCCATGAATTTTCTATTAAAAATCCATTTGTTTTTCCAGATTTAAAATTATAACCCTTTATAACTATTGCATGACTAGGACTTGTAGTTCTATATGATATTTCACTGCATTTATCCATATTAAAATCATAGTCAATAATATCTTTATAATTAAATGCATTATTATCAATAACTCCATGTTCATTTGATATATATTTTCCAAAATCAACTCCACACCAAAGTGGTTCTTTGTTGTTTATAGATTTTTTTATAATAGATTTAATTATTTCAATTGGTAGATTAATAAAATTTTGAGATGAACCATCAATAATATTATATCCTAATTCTTGGTTATATAATTTATAATATGGAATATTATAACATGGATAATTTATTAAACATATTTTATTTTTACAATTATATGGTACATATTTTTTGTAAAATTCTATTGGTTTAATATTTTCAATAGAAATATATTTTTTATTTTTATCATAATAATCCCATGTTATTTTTTTTGGTGGTTCTCCTAAAAATAAAACTAAAATTTTATAACATTTATTTAATAATTTATTAATTATTATTTTTTTACCTTCTTTACTATTTTTTAAAATATTAATACTGTGACTTAAAAATCTATTGTATATTTTATTTAATTCTTTAGAATTTTTACTATGAAAATGGTCATCCATATTGCTTTTTGGTATTATACCATATTTCTCTATTAAATTAACAAACATATTCCATTGACCACCATCATTAGTCAAACTATCTACCATAAATAAATGTTTATAATCATTAATTTTCATATTAAATATTTTTTTTTGAAAATCTATTTCATTTTTATTATCGTATATATAATTAAGAAAGAAGTTAGCTTTTTCTAATTTATCAAAAAAATATAAATAATTTTGAGAGAATTCAAATTTTGATTCTAAATTATATTTTTCTATCATAGAATATCTCATAACATTTAAAAATGCAAAAATCCAACATCTACCACTACGTTCTTGATTTGTTATATCTGTTTTTATTTGTATTGTTTTTCTGAATTTATTTTTTTTATCTTGAATATAATCAGATTTTAAAACTAAATTTTTAAATTCACCTTTAGTATTTATATTCTTTAAAACTTTATTAGAACGTGTTTTATTAAAATTGTGAGAAAATTTACCTATATTTTTATATGTTAATATATTTTTTTTCATATTATATTTGTTTTTAATATATGTAAATAATAATTATTTATAATTATTATAATAATTATTATAAATAATATATTAATATATATAATGGATTCTAAAAGTAGACCAAAAAGACAAACACAAAATGTATCTAGATATTCACCAAAAAATAGAACAACACAAAAAAATACTAAACCAAAATCTTCTATTGGAAAACGAACTGTAAAAAAATCAGAAAGTAAAAAAATGTCAAAGAGTTTATTAAATAAACAAAAAAAAGATATAGAAGATAAAGAAGAAAAACAAGAATTTATTCTTAAATTGTTATCTTTATCTAATGCATATAAAGATTTAACTTATAAAAATATTGATAATTTTCTTATAAAAACATATGTTTCACCTCACTCTAGAGATTTAACTGGAGATTTTATTACAATATTAAGAAGTGAAGGTAAACAAAATCAAGAAGTAAATAATATTTCTACAAAAATAACAACAGATTGTTTAAATAATTTTAATGAAACATTTTTAAATGATGATCCTAAATGTTTTTGTTGTGGAGAACCAATATCTGTTAATATTTCAAATGGAAAAAAAATTCCAATGAATGTATCTTGTGACCATGTTATTCCAATAATAACAATGTTAGTATGTGTTCATAAAGATAGTGTATCTAAAAATTTACATTTTATACATTCATCATGTAATCAAAAAAAAGGAAATAAAGATATTTTTACTATTTATAAAAATATAGGAAAAAAAGATGGTATTTTTAAATGCAAAAATGATAATGTAGAATATTGTAGAGAAAAATTTTTAAATATATTAAAACAAATAAAATTTAGAGAATTTCCAGATATAAATTATAGAGCATCATTATTACCACATTTTCAAAAAAAAGTTGAAGAATTAAAAGACATCTATAGTCTGTTTTTAAATGATGGTTTTTTTGCAGCTGATGTTTTAATGAATTTGGCAAATAAAAAACCTTTATCCCCTATTTTATCAAATGGTTCATCAACAAATTCATCTAGTATGAGCATGTAAATAATAATTTTTAATATAATAACTATAATATTAAAAATTATTATTTGGAAATGAATTTATCAAATAAAATTTTTTTTACTTCTTTACATTTTAATTCTTCTAATTTTTTTTTATATTTTTCCGGGTCTTCCCATTTACTTTTTAATTTTTCTAATTCTTCATGCCAAAATAATTCTTTACTTGTTTTTTTAATTTTTAATTCAATTTGTCTATTTTTAAATTCTGGAATATTTTCAAGTTCTAATGCATATATTTGAACAATTGGTTTCATAATTTGATTAGTAATATAATGAGAATAATCCAGTTTTAAATTATTTTGATTTATAAATTCTTTAGTTTCAATCTTTTCTCCTTGCAATGCTTTTTTATTATCATTTTTAAAATATGCATAACTTATTCTATCTCCAGCACCAGGTTTATTTCCTGATTCTCTTAAACCAATTCTATCTGCTAATACTTTATGCGCAATTTGATTAGGATTTTTATAATATCCACGTAAAGATTTTGTTACCATTAATTTATCAATATTATAATTACCATTTAATAAATTATTCAAACAATCATTTAAAAATTTAATACTGACAGGTATATTTTTTTTATTCATAAGAATATCAATTATTCCACCATAAATATCTTTAACAATTGGTGCATTGTCTCGTCTTTTTAATACAATACCCATAAATTTTAATTTACATACTTCAGGGTCTTCTTCATATAACATTCCAACATATCTTTTTTTTGACATTATAATCCAGGGCCAAAATGTTTTTTCATATTCTAAATCATGAGGTTTTTTTAAGAATTTACTAGCTAACTCTCCCGCTTGTTTTGCAAGTTCAATTGTATATATTAGAGCTTGTTTATTTATTATTCTTTTACCCGTTTTAGGTTCTTTAATATTAAATTTAAAGAATACAGAATCAGTATCTCCATATACACATTCAGCTTTTACTAATAACTCAGTGCCATCATTTACTTTTACTACTATATTATTATAACATTCTTCAATAATTGTTCTTCCATAAATTAATAATTTGCGACCAATCGCAGTTGTACATGCAGCTACATCATCTTCATTAAATGCACTTGTTTTAGCACCAGTTTGACCATATAATGAATTTGCAGTTACTTTAATACTTAATTGACGTTTGTCTAAAATATTTTTCTTGAATTCATCTGCTTCTGTTTTAATTTTTTTTCGTGTGGTTTTACGAGCAAGTAATAATTCTTCTAAAATAGATGGTACAATTCCTTTTCCATCAGGAAATTGAGCAAATCTACAAACTTTATATCCTACAACAACTTTTGTTAAAGCTGCTTTAGGTGTTTTACGTATATATTTATATGTATCAAATGTAATATCAACATAACTATAACCCTCTGATTCTAAATTATCATATATAAAATTGCCATCTTTGTCTTGTTCTCCAGTGCTTACTAATAAGTTATGACTCAAGTCATATTCTTTAGTCCATACTTTGGTATCATGTGAAATATTTTCACTAATCATAGACGAAGGATATAGAGAACTATAATCAACACATGCAACCGGATCTTTTAAATATAAACCTACAGTAGGCTTAAAAACATGTGCGCCTTCATATCCGCCAGAACCGCAATTTTTCTCAATAACAGGCATTAAAGTATTTTTTTCCCCACATTTTTTTGAAACATAACTTTGTAATTTTATTCCTTGGCCTCTAAGAAGTAAGAAATTTAATGGAACATCACATAAATTAGACATTTCAACTTTATCAGTTATAACATCAATTTTAAGTAATAGCCAAATAACATTGTCACAATCACCAAGACAATATTTACCGACAGTAAATCTATCAAAATCAGATTTATTTGCTAATTCAAATATTTCTTGGGGGGATACGTCATCTTT